ACTCATATTAGCATGATTGTCGTAGGTTGTCAACAGGTTTCGCAAAGATTTTTTTAAATTATTTTTAAAAAGCTTGAAACTATTGCGGTTACTCGATACGATGTAGACGGATAGGTTTATGCTGTTGCCGGAGAGGTAAAGGCGATGGACGATGTACGCAAAGCGTCGGAGTCAACAACAAGCGTATATAGCTACATAAACCGCGTCGCTTATATTTTTAAAGGGGTGTAGCAGATGGCCAGAACAGGCAGACCAGTAATATACAAATCTGAATACTGCGAAATGATCGTAGACTACTTCAACGTTATACCAAATGCCGTAGCGTATAAGCGCACTTATTTTGCGGACGGAACTCTCAAGAGCGAGGATCCCATCATACAACCTGCCGACTTCCCGACCTTTCAGGGATTTGCGAACAGCATCGGCGTACATATTGACACGCTCAATGAATGGATGCACAAAAGACCTGATTTTTCCGAAGCATATTCCCGCGCAAAGGCTTTGCAGGAGAAAATTTGGCTTGTAAACGGGATGTCCGGGCTTTACAATTCGCAGTTTGCGCAGTTTTTCGGGAAGAATTGCCTGGGGTATAAAGACAAAACAGAGACGGAGCATAGCGGAGAAGTCACTATAACGGTAGAGGGAGCGGCCAAAGATTGGGCAAAATAGCCGCATAAATATTCATAAAACACCGCATAAATGAATAAAAATGACGTTCACAACCGAGGCACATCGAATAAATATGCAAAATGGGGCGAAACCGTGAAATTATTGATTGAGCCGTACCCAAAACAGATACAGTTTTTCAACTCAACAAAGAGATACATCGCATATGGCGGGGCGAGGGGTGGCGGTAAAAGCTGGGCGGCGAGAACAAAGGCCGTGCTGCTTGCGCTTAATTACGGCGGGATACAGATATTGATACTGCGGCGCACATTAACGGAGTTGCGGGAAAACCATGTTATCCCGCTTATGACGCAGTTAAACGGGATCGCAAAGTATAACGCACAAAACAAAGAGTTTGCGTTTCCGAACGGGTCGAGGATACTTTTGGGGTATTGCTCCGCAGAGTCAGACGTACTCCAATATCAGGGGCAGGCATACGACGTAATATTTTTGGAAGAAGCCACGCAGTTTTCAGAGTTTCAGAAGGACACGCTGACCGAATCAAACCGTGCAAGCGGGATGATGTCGGAAAAGTTTTCGCCACGAATGTACTTTACTTGTAACCCCGGCGGTGTTGGCCATGCATGGGTAAAGCGACTGTTCATAGACCGGGAATATCGGAACAAAGAGAACCCGGCGAATTATGACTTTATACCGTCCACAGTTTACGACAACGAGTTTTTAATGACCAACAACCCGGAGTACGTCGAGAATCTCGAAAACCTGCCGGAAATGCGGAAACGAGCCATGCTCTACGGAGACTGGGATGCGTTTGAAGGACAGTATTTTCCAGAATGGGATAGGGCTGTGCATGTAGTCAAGCCGCACGACATCCCGGCAAACTATAACCGATTTATCTCTCTCGATTACGGGATGGATATGACTGCTGCGCATTGGTGGTTTGTGGACACGCACGGATTTTGTGAGATTTACCGAGAATTGCACGAGCCTGGTCTTATTTTGAGTGAAGCGGCAAAACGCATTAAGTCAATGTGTCCTGTCGATAAAGACGGAAAACAAATCGAAAAGATCGACTACATCGTAGCGTCTCCCGATTTGTGGAATAAGCGGCAAGAGACAGGAGAGAGCGGTGCGGAGATCATGGCCGCAAACGGATTGAATGGCGATACAGGGATAGCGTGGTTGAGACCGGCTAACGATTCGCGTATTCCAGGATGGCGAACAATGCGGGAATACCTTAACCCGATACCAGACCAGTACGGGACGAAAACTCCGAGACTAAAGATTTACGAAACCTGCGTTTACGCTTGCAAGCATATCCCGTTGTTGCAGTACGACGATAGGGTGTTGGAGGACGCAGCAAGTACGCCACACGAAATAACACATGCTTGTGAGTCAATCCGGTACGGGATTATGAGCCGACCGTCAGCAACGGAAACAGATAAGCCGATACCGGTTTACAATTTCAGTTTCGAAAAGCCAAAAGCTGATCCGTCAGGGTACGGAGACAGCATAAGAGTAATATAAGGGGGTAACATGGAGATATCCGTAATCGTTTTGTCAATAGCATTTGTTGTGGTGAGCGTGTGCCTGTGCGCCGTTACTGTCTCTGTGCTAAAAGATAAAGGCGTAAAGGTAACTTTGCCCCACATCCCCGAAATCACGTTTAAAAGCGAAGAAAGCGCCGACGAGAAGAAAGCGAGAATCCTGTCGGAGAACATCGAGAAGTATAACGGAACGAGCGAAGGGCAGGTGAAGATATGAAGCCAAACGGAGCGGAAGCAACAAGGATTTGGAAGCAGTACCAAAACGGCGTCGACTGGCATAACAAAAACTCCATGTACTCAAACACCGACACTTATTTTGATATGGTTCAGGGCGACCAGTGGGCGGGTATCGAGAGCGGAGACGAAAAGCTGTCAAGCCACGATTTTATATCGGGTGTAGTCGAGCATAAAGTAGCCATGGTGGCCATGAACGCTATGACTATAAACTTTTCCTCGCTCAACACAGGTGAAAATCAGCAAGTGTTCCAATCTGTGTGCGAGGAATTGAACGCTTACGCTGCGTCGAAATGGGAACTGACAAAGATGGATACGGCAGATTGGGATATCGTTAATGCGGCCTGCATTACCGGGGATGCCTATCTGTTTTTTTATAATTCTAACCTCGACCATCAGATCATAGACCGGACAAACATCTACTTTTCAGACGAGCAGGAGCAAGACATTCAAAAGCAAAAGAGAGTCATTATCTATGAGCGGCGGTTTGTTTCTGCCGTAAAAGAAGATGCAAAAGCAAATAAAATAGACGAAATGGAGATCGAGTCTATCGTATCGGATGAAGATACTAACACACTGCCGAAGGACGCAAGGGAAGAAGTCAGCGGAGAGGAAAAGTGTTCTTGCCTTCTGTGCATAGAAAAAAGAGATGGAAAGATATTCATTTCCAGGTCAACGCAAACGGTTGTGTATCAACCTGAAACGGAGATCGTCGGGCTTACAAAGATCCCAATTGCGAAAATGATATGGTATCCGAAAAGGGGATCGTCTCGCGGGATCGGGGAAGTCAAAAGACTTCTTAACAATCAGATCAATTCTAACAAGCTTCTGTACCGCAGGGAAGAGTCGATCAAACTTTCATCGTTTCCGAAGCCGGTTGTCAATGCAGAGATGGTGACGAATACAGAGGATGCGAAAAAAGTAGGAACATTGCTTAAGATCAAAGGGCTTGCCTCAAAGGTGTCAGACGCTTTCGGGTATGTCGCGCCGCAAGCAGCCACTGCAGAACCGGCGAACTTGCAGACAGAGTATATTACCATGTCAAGAGATTTGGCAAACGCCGGAGATAACGCCACAGGAAACATTAACGCAGAGCAAGCAAGCGGAGCGGCAATTATCGCGGTCAGAGACCAACAGGCAATCGCAACCAATAAGCCACAGGCATATCATAAACAGTTTATCGAGGATATCGCTGCAATATGGATTGATACGTGGACAGCGTACAACCCTAACGGCATGACAATCGAAGTCGATCAAGACGGCGTAATGCAGACGGTTCAAATACCCTCCGAAGTCCTTTCGGAATTGAAAGTAAATATTAGGATTGACGTTTCTCCCGAACAGCCGTATTCAAAGTACGCCTATCAGCAGAAGGTGGATAACATTGTAAATCTTCCGTGGTTTGACAACACAGAAAGATTACAGGAATACCATGATTTGCTTGATGATAGCGATGTCGTAAAAGGAAAACTGCAAGATTTGATTGACAAACGTAATGCCGATATGCAAGAACAGATGCAACTCGAACAGGCAATGGCCGTAATCGAACAGCAGAAACAGACAATCGCGCAATTGACCGGAACGCCTGTTACGGCAGAACAAGGCCAAGTCGTATGAAAGAACTTCTATTAGGCTGCGGAAGCAGAACAGAAAAAGATATGTTCGTTGAAAGTGACAAGTTTCAAAACGTAACAAGACTTGACTGCAACAAAGATCATAACCCTGACGTTTTATGGGATTTAAGAAATCACCCGCTTCCGTTTCCCGACGAAGAATTTGACGAAATACACGCCTATGAAGTATTGGAACATTTAGCCAATCAAGGCGACTATGAATTTTTCTTTCGGGAGTTTACCGAATACTGGCGAATCCTGAAACCGGGCGGGAAATTCTTTGCAAGCGTTCCTGTCGGCGTGTGGGTATGGGGTGATCCGTCACACAAGAGAGCAATCACAAAAGAGACTTTGATATTTTTAAACCAATCGCAGTATTCGCAGGTAGGCACAACGAGTATGAGTGATTTCAGGGATATTTACAAAGTCAGTTTCAAAGTTGTCGATACGCTTGAAAGCGATAAATTCTATTTTGTTCTTGAAAAGGAGTGATAAGAATGCAGTGTCCTAAATGCGGACGGGAAATGACCGTCGATCACGTTGAAAATAGTAACGTATTCGTGCATGTGTGCCTTGACCCGAAATGCACGGAATACCGAAAGGCAAGAACAGAAGCAGGCGACGAAAAGGTAACTTTGATTAAGGAAAGGGGATGATCCACATTTCTAAAGTACAAATGACAAAAGAAGATAAAGAATGGCAGGCTGAATGTGACGC